TTCAGCAGGTCTGGCTCCTGGAAGGGCCTGCGGCTGAGCTCCACGAGCCACTCGTCCATGATCCGCTTTCCGTGGCGCTTCACCTCCTCATAGTAGGCCTCGGGGTCGCGTTCCCAGAGCTTGTCGCGGAACACGTTTCTCCCGGGTTTGGGCTTTGGCTTCGGCTTGGGCCTGGCCGGAGCGGCAGGGGACGGCTTCGGTACAGTCTCCGGCTCCGGCTCGGGCTGGAGCTGGCGCGGCCTCCTGGGACGGTTGTAGAGCGTGGTACAGCGACACTGGATCGTCTCCCGGCCAGGAGCGCCTAACGAGGAGTCCCCCGGGAACATCAGCTTGCTGCCTCCCACCTCGAACGGCTTGTGGAAGGGGATGTTGCGCTGCGTCGCGTCGGCGCTTGAGTGGGTAGGCCGGGTTCTCGCGTCGTTCGTGGCCAGCCAGTCCTTCGTCATCTCGTCCACAGCCATATTGATCTCGACCGAGTAATGGGTGGCCGCGTTGCTCATGTAGGTGATCTCTGTCCGTCCGATCACCTCGCCGCGTCGCCGGGAGAATGCGTAGCTGTCAGCCAGGTCCTTGATCACGTTCTCGACGTTCAGGTCGGCCTGGGTGAAATGGCCGATGAGCAGGTTGCGGATGTGGGCCTTGGAGGCTTGGTCAATCCGGGTTATCTTCTCGGCCAGTTGGTACTCCAGAGCCTGGCGGATGTATGGCACGTCCATGGGGTTCACCAGACGTGCCTTCTCCCGGACGGACTCCTCGATACGGTGGTAGAACGCCTCGGACGTGGCCCGGTAAGCCTCCCAGATCAGGGGCCGGAGGATGCCGGACAGGATCTTGGCCCCCTTTTCCGGGAGGGATCCCAAATCGTCCCTGGCCACCTGGGAAGCCTGCCGGAGGGCCTCCTCCATGGCCCGGACGAAGCTGGGGAGCCACCTGGCCTCGACCCGGCGGCGCTCCATCTCAATAGCTTTCCAGTAGAGAACTCGCAGCTCGTGCGAGATCGTCGTGATCTCCGGCAGCGGGAACCACGTCTCGATCCCGTGGTGGATGGATCTCACCCAGTCCCGTAATGCGGGATCGGCCTTGGCCACGTCGAAGGGCACGTCCGGCCTCAGGCCGGGAGAGCAGCCAGCCGGAGCGCCAAACCTCTGTCCAAAAGCCCGGGACATGATTTCGCCGCGTAAACCTCCCTATGCAGCCAGACACGATCCTCCGTGAGCGGAATCCCGTAGCGGGAAGCCACATCCCGGAGGAGCAGGGCCAGGACGTAGTACTGGACGAGGTGGACGGGTTCGCTGGCCCTGCCCTCAACCTCGATGCCGATGGTATATGCGTTCGGATTGATCCAGTTTCCAGCCGCATCGCGCAGGAGGGCCACCTTGGGATTGAGAATCCTGCCGCAATGCCAGGCCTCGGACTCCTCGGCCACGTAACGGCGCAGCTCCCCGTTGCGCCCGATCCCGTAATGGGCGCTGACCTGCGACGCAGGATTCGAGAACCACGAGTCCGTCCCGGCCAAGGTACCGTCCATGATGTGGAGGATGATGTGGCTCACCGGGCTCCGGCGGATTCGGCGGAAGTTGGGGCTGGGGACGTCCCGGATCTCCAGTTTCATACCCAGTCATCCTGCTCGGGCTCTTCCCTCGGCTCGGTCTCAGCCGGAGGCTCGGTCTTCCCTCCCGGCTGGGAGCCAACCGGGTACAGATTCGCCGGGAACCAGGCCGTCTCGCCCCACGGCACGAGCGTGAGGCCGAGGTTGAGCTTGCGGTTGATTTCGTTGATCGGCCAGCCCATGCGCCAAAGCACTTCTGCGGTTTTGACCTTCTGCTCGTAACTGGAGCGCATGGCCGGGATATCGGAGATGTCATAGACGATGCGGATGGAGGACGGGTCGCCGTAGCGCGGCACGAGGGCCACGTTGAGGCGGTTCTGCACCCAGTCCAGCAGCGGGATCACCACGTCTTCCCAGAACGATAGCCGCGCTATCTCGAAGTTGGAATAGGTCGGATCCTCGTTCGCTCCGATGAGCTGGGGCGGGACTCCGAAAATCGCGCAGATTTCGTACTTGTTGATCTTGCGCTGCTCCAGGAAGTCCAGATCGTGATGGCTGAGGGCTGCACGCTCGTAGGTCATGTCCCCCCACAGCACCATCGGACGGTGTCTGTTGGCCCCGCTGAACTCCTGGACGAGCTCGTCGCGGAGCCTGTCCCGATCCTCCTTGAGCATGGCGTTGGACGGGATGCGGAGGACTCCGCCGACCACGGCGCTGTTGTCCAGCACGCTCTTGTTCCAGGCCACGATGGCGTTTTCGCTTTCCAGGGTGCGGACTGCCGCCCTGAGAGGAGAGCAGCCGCGCAATGGATCCAGCGGGTCAACGAACCGGAAGTGGAGGATGTCCTCCGGCGAGAACAGGACTGGCTCCCTGCCTGGAGGCCTGTACTCGTAGGCCTCCACGTGCAGAATGGGGTGGGGCCGTATCCGCACCCAGTCCGGCCGCAGGTGGTACAGTTGGAGCGGAACGGATCTATCGGCCACGATCTCCACGAAGGCGTTGCCGTCCAGATACAGATTCTGCACCAGGGAAGTCAGGAACTCCCTGCGGTCGGAGTATGGATTCGGCCTGTCCAAGAGACGCTGGAGCGGGTGGCTGGCCTCGTCCACGAACGTTCCGTCCCCGTCGGCGTCCGTCTGCACCTTCCACGGCACACTGGAGAGGGACTCGGCAATCTTCATGATGCAACGGTGCGCCCAGACGGAGGCATAGTACCCCTCGGAGACGCTCTCGTGGAAGCCGAGGCTGCGGAATGCGCTCCAGCCCTGCACGATACCGTAGCGGCTCAGGCCGGAGCCACCCTGCTTGCCGCGTAGCCACCTGGCCAGTCTGTCAATCCATCCCATCGCGGGCCTCCAGCAGACGCCTCACCTCGCCCAGAGCCAGCTCCCGGATCAACGGGACTCTGCCGGGCCGGACTCCGATCTCGGCCCCGATGTCCCTGTCCGAGGCTCCGTCCATGTACGTGCGCAGCAGCACGTGGGCCAGCTTGGGCGGGAGGGAGTTCTCTATCACACTCATAACCTGGGCGAACAGCAGCCGCTGCCCCACATCATGTTCGTGGGCTGAGGCTTCCAGGCTGTCCAGGTCCGGGTGGAGCTCGTGGTGCCGGGAGAACCTGGCCTCGCGTCTGGCCAGATCCAGGGCGGCTCCGCGGATACAGGGGAAGGCGAACGTCGAGAACCGCGTACCCTTGGCCGGATCGTACCTCTCCAGGCCCCGGATGGTATGGAGGATGGCCTCGCTGACGGCATCATCGTAATCGGCCCCTCCGACTCCGCGTCTGAACATCGAAGCCTGGCGCACCACCATGGGCAGCAAGTCAGCCTCCTCCCCGGGAGGCCCTATGCGAAAGTCCCGCAAAGCCATCTCACACCTCCAAGAAACTCACCCGTGGAGCCGGACGGTATTCATCCACCAGACAGTTGAAGGCTCCTGCGACGCTGTCCACCTGGTCGTCATGGCGTCCATCCGGGACGGTCAGCAGCTCGTCCAGCCAGTCCGGCGTCCACGGAGCATTCAGCACGGCCACCAGGCCCTTCTGGCAGTGAGTGGCGAACGGAGCCCATCGCAGGACTTTGGGGCCGGAGGCCGGGACGGCCTGGACGTCATAGCCCGGCAGGCGACGGGCCACTTCAGCAATGAACACTTTGGAGCTGGCTCCCGGCTCCTGCTCGATCCGCACCTTGACCGCGCGCCCGTCGGACTGAGCCGTGGAGATGATGGTAGACTGGACGGACGCCGGACTGAACCGTCCGCGCCGCACGTCCTCGACGACCACCTCCGAGGTCTCGTCATCCATGGAAACGAGAGTCCCCACGGTGTAGTCCGGGTCTGCTCCGGGCCGGGATTCCGTAGCCGCCAAGTCCCAGAAGCGCACCCGTCTTCGCGGCCCGTCCGGCGGTGCATCCAAGAATCTGTCCATCCACTCGCGGCGGAATACGGCCCCGGCGCGGGCTACGTCCCAGTCACCCTCCTCCCGCTGCTTCCGCGTGACGGGATCCAGCATGGCCAGGCTGGCCCGGTAGGCCTCCTGATCCACGTGCGGATTGTCCTCCAGCCTCGCCGGAACGAAGAACCTGTCCGGGTGGCTCCCGATGATGAACCTCGCCTTCACCCAGTCATGGCCGATGCCGCCCGGATTGCTGGCCGAACGCATCCTGAGCGGGATGGAGTCGGATTTCTGCCTGGACAGCCGGGAGAACAGGAAACGGTACTGCCCCTCCAGGAACTGGGTCAGCTCGTCGAAGGCTATGAAGTGGAATTGCGCGCCGTCATACTGGTAGACGTCGCTGAAATGCTGCAAGTATCCGAACTGGAGGACGGCCCCGGACGGAAACTCGTAACGGTAATGCTGGGCCACCCACCGCGCGTCCGTCTTCCTGAGCCAGGCATGAGCCCGGGTCAGGACGGAGTCCGGCATATTTAACTGGCCGTAAGTGCGTCGCAGCACCAGGGCGCGGTACCCGGGACGGTGGGCGTATTGGAGAGCAGCCATCAGCAGGGCGCTGGTCTTTCCGCCCCGGGCAGCGCCGCCGTAGAACCCCTCCAGATGCGGCAGCAGGAGGAAAGCCAGTTGGCGCGGCGTGGGCTTCTCCGGGATGTACTTGTTCCACGGCATGCGCTCGAAGACCTGCCACAGTCTCGGATCCTGCCTGAGGAGAGCTGCCCAGTCCGGCTGAGGGAGCGCCATTCACGTCCACTATACCACCGGATCAGCCTCAGGAACCCACGCCAATTCGCGCCAAACGGCCCGCCATGGCGACGGACGGGTGGCGGCAGTGGGCAAGAAGGGATCAGGCTATGGCGGCCACAATCGGGGCCTTGGGATCCTCGTCCGGGAACGGCCTCTGCGGCCCACCGATCCACAGGATCTCCCGGTAGATCGGCCACCTGGCGAGCTGATGGGGAGTCGGGGTGGGATCCCAGGACTTGGGCACCGCCCCGGAACTGCGCAGCACCCCGGCGGCCAGCTCGGAGCAGTACAGGCTGCGCTTGATGCTGATGCTCGGCAGCCATGGGAGGTACTGCCCAATTGCGCTGCCGATGGCCTGGAGGTAGTCGTATGGCCGGGAGATGATGGAGGAGATATAGGCATTGGCCTCCGGCCACCGGATAGCCGAGGCCACCTCGGGCTTCAGAAGCGCCAGCCAGTAGGTATCATCCGGCGACTCCTGCATCTTGCGGCGCAGGCTCACAATCTGGACTCCACGCTTACCGCTCCATCGGTTCAGCGTGGTGGACTCCAGCAGTTCCAAATCGTCCACGAGGCTTTCCTTCACCACGGCCACGTGCGTGGGGTTGCCGGAGGCGAGCCGTATGACTGCGGACAAAGCGCCCTTGCCCGCCACGAAGACCAGATCGCCGCGGCGGGCAAGGGTAATCGCCTCGGAGAAGGTGGACTGTCTGGCTCGTCCCACATTTCATATTCGTGGGACTGGAGCCTCACCCGGCCATGATCCGCTCGATCATACGGGCGGCGCGGCGACGCTTGATAGCATACCGGATAGCGAATCCGAGGCCGATTCCGGCTGCGATAGCCAGGAAAGTGGCTGCAACTGTCATGGTCATCTCTCCCTTCCCTCTGTTAGACGGATGATCACGGCCCGGACGTAATGGGGAATTCCCCCAATATCGGCGGGGAAATCACCTGAATGTCCTCACCAAGCACCTGCGGCCGTTCTCCAACGGGATGGTCTCCACAGAAAATCCACTCAATGCCGGGATGTCGGCTGTCCAGGCTGACAGGCCCCGGATCAGACTGTCCTCCAGGTCGCGGAGCTCGAGCCTGACGCTCATTACCGAGGCCCACCAGCCCCCGGCCTCGGATGCGTGGGCCAAGGCCTCCCGGAGGCTGGCCACGCGGATCACCCCGTCATGCAGGACGGCCTCGGCTGGGGGATCCAGTACCACGGCCTTCCGTCCGTCGGCTGCGTATCTGTTCGCCATCCAGGCCGAGCCCGGGCTCACGTCCACGAGCATGGACAGACGGGGCAGCAGAGCCTGGTACACGGCCTCCCTGTCCGGCCACCATACGGGTGGCAGGGAGACGGAGGCCCCCATCAGGCAGACGATGGCGTGGAGTATCTCCGGCACGTGGGCCGGGAGCAGGCTCCTCCCCACGTCCTCGTCGGTGAGGCCGGGCAGGGACTCGCGCAGACACAGTCTCACCAGAGTTGCGATATTGGACAGTGTGAGATCCGATGGGGCGGCCCTCGTCACGTCTACGCCGGTGAGCTCCTCGAAGTCGCCCAGCACGTTCAGGTCGATCTTGAGCTCGGCTTCTGCGCCGCCCAGCAGGATTTTGACGGCAGGAGATCGCATCATATCCTCTTTCCGCCCGGCAGACGGCGCCGGGCCACGTCATGATCTGGCCTGGTCAGATTGTACAGCAGCTTGTCCCGGACGGCCCCTGCCAGATCGAGGCCGTAGCCATGGCAGAAATCCAGCAGGCGGATCAGGGCATCGGCCAGCTCCACCTCCAGTCCCGGTCTGCCGGGGAGGTGGGAATCGCGCGCCTGCCTGCGGTGGGCTTCCATTGCCTCCCCCAACTCGCTGACAATCAGCATCAGGGACTCACCCACGTTGCGCTGGACAGGCTGCCCGGTCTCCAGGTCGAGCCACCATTCCCGATTCAGGGCATGGATCATCTCCGCAATCCCGGCAAGCCGCAGCCGGATGTCCTCCAGTCCGGCCTCGATCCTGGCCCTGGAAGCCTCGTCCGTCCTGTAGGCCTGCCGGGCCGTTGGCTCAGACATACGGTAGCCTCCCCGTGGCCGGGCCGAGAACGAGATCATCGAACCTGGCCAGAAATTTCCGCGCGGCGGTCTCCGGCTCCCAGCACCGGATCAGCCGTCTCAAGTCGCAGGAGGCGCTGTCCGGCTCTCCGGCAGGAAAGCGCGGGAGGAGAACGGCCTTCTCGGCAGCCAGCATGGCTTGATCGGCCTGAATCACCGTCTCCGGGATGGGCAGGCGGAGGTAGAAGGCGCTGGCTACGGCGCCCAGCACGGCCTCTTCCAGTTCGGAGAAGCCATGCAGCAGAGGGTGGCGTCTAACGGGACGCACCACGTCTCCCACGTAGGCCTCGGCTGCGTCATGCAGCAAGCCCCACAATGCGTCCTCTTCCGGCACCAGGCAGCTTACGTGCACCGAGTGCTCGGCCACGGAGTAGTAGGAACTGACGTGGCCATTGAATCGGCATTGATTGCCCAGCGACCGGGCTATGTCCGCAATATCGATGTCTCTCCGATCCGGCTTCGAGAGATCCACCTGCTTCCCGCTGTACGTCCAGATCACGCAGCCACTGCGGCTCATCGTCCGCTCCTCCGGCCAGAGACGCGGACGGCCCCGGCCAGGCTCATGACGGCCCTCCTGCTCCGGCCTCCCAAGACGGCCCGGACGAGCCGGATATCGGCCCCGGCGTCCAGCAGCTCCCGGGCCACGGCCCGTCTGGCCTCCCTGAGGCTGGACGTCCCCCGGCAACGGTCGGCCAGCCATGCCGGATTCGTCACGTTGAACCTCCGCATTACATCCTGCACAACGGCGGCAGCCTTCACCCGCTGCGGATCATCGGCAGCCTCCAGCCAAGCCTGGAGAGTCCGGGCTGCCCGGGCCAGATTCCCGGCGGCTTCTGACACGAAGCCCCGATGCTCGGATACATCGACAGCCGGAAGCCAGCCGTCCATCATGAGCGGGAGGCCGTGGTACAAGATTGCCTTTGTTCCTGATCCGAAATCCACCACTGACAAATTCGTTGAGTCCTCTTCCCGATACATACGAAACTGCCCTCAGCCGATCACGATCCCTGCCCTCTCAAGTAGGAGCGCAAGAGCAAGCGCAGCCTGGAGAGGTACGACTGCGTTCCCGAGCGCGCCGATTTGATCGGCCCTGTCCTCGTCCACCACCACGGGTACCCCATCAGCCAGGCAACGAAAACCGGATTCAACCGCCGGAGCAAGGTATGGGAACTCGGCGACGATTCCGGCCCACTCCCGGCTAGCTGGAGCAGGGGGGAATAGGGGGAGTGCGCCAGGAAATTCGGGAGCTGATCGAGGTGTTTCCGCCCGCGAGCCACGTCCAGATGGCGTCTTGCGTTCTCGCCCTTTACGTCGCGTGCGCTCGGAGTGGGGTACATTCTGGATTCTCTCGGCCCCGGCTCCTGCCATCTGTAGGCGCCGCGGTCGTCCACCGTCGGAGTGCTCCAGATCCTGCCTCCATCCGAGGCAGAACCACCTCTCCCTCGCGTGCGGAGCTCCCACGTCGGCCGCAGACAGGCAGAGCCACTCAGCATCATACCCTGCTTCGGCCAGGTCTCCGAGTACATACCAGACGCCTGGTGGATGTATCCATCCGGGCCTCCCGTCGGCTCGATGAGGGGTGAGTATTCCGGGTACGTTCTCCAGGAAGACGAGCCGGGGTTCCACTTCGCGAACAATCCGGGCCACGTCCTCCCAGACCTGCCCGTGCTTCCCGAAACGTCCTGCCCGGAGTCCCGCCACCGAGTAATCGGGACAGGGGAAGCCAGCCGTAATGAGATCCACCAGTCCTCGCAGGCCTTCTGCGCGGAACGTTGCGATATCAGACCAAATCGGAGCGGCTGGAAGCGCCCCGTCCTCCATTCTCTGCGCAAGAATGCGGGCGACGGAGACTTCCCTCTCCACGTAACAGACCGGGACAATGTCTCCCAGAACGATTGCGGCTCCGATTTCGAGGCCTCCGAGGCCGGAACACAAGCTGAGGGTACGTACAGCCACATCACTCTCCCCCGATCAAATCCCGCACATTCCTGCACATTCCAAGACGAACGAGAATTGCGGCTTGCCGGGTTTCCCGCTATCCTCCAGATCGGCTTCGGCTAACGGTACCGCTGAGCGGTGTACGTACTGCTGCCCGGCCATCCCCCGGCTGGCGACAGCCCCGTTTCTCAGAGCTTCGTCGATCTGTACGGCGCGTTTCCACCCTTCCTGGTCGTTGTCGCGGAGCCAGCGCCACTGCTCGTTGCTTTTGTACGGGCAGAAGACGCAGGAGCTTTTCGGCACTTCGTGCGGCACACGATTTCGCAACCACCGCACGCAGTCTGCTCTTGTCATCCTCCGATCCAGCAAGGGGAACTCCGGGGTGATCCACGGGGAGTACTTGGCAATGCGCCCCCGGATCCTGCGGCTGCGGGCCGCCTCGTCCATGCTGATGCCATAGGCCTGCACTACCATTGTGCCCTTCGGAATACGCTGACGTGGTTTCAGACCCAGAAGCTCATATCGAATCGTCCTCTCAATTACGGCGACCTTGTACTCGCGGGTACATTGCCTGCGGCCGACTCCGATGCGCTCCCCGGAGCGCACATAGGCGGGAATGGCGGCGAACCGTCCCCCAGTACTATTGATTCCCCGCACGAGATCGTCACCCAGCCTCCCGGCGCTACGGACAAGAATGGGCGCGCCTCCCAACTCGCGGAGCCATTCCAAGTGGCGGTAGACAGCCGCAGGTTCCTCGCCTGTATCGGCGAAGATGGCGTAGTCGTACGGCTGGATCTCTCCGCAGTGGGCCATCAGGTACACGGTCGTGCTCTGCACCCCGGCACCGAGGTTGAGTACCCTCATCAAGCCTCCCTCACAAACCACATACGCCGTCCGGCTCAATGGCCATCAGATCGCTCTCGGATCGGCTCAGATCGGCCTCCTCCAGCGGCTTGGCTGAGCGGTGCAGGAATGCTGGCAAGCCTGCTCGCCGGATGCTCCTGTCAATCATCACGGCCCTCTGCCAGGCCTCCGGCTCCGATTCCCTGAGCCGGAGCCAGTACGAGTCCCCGTGGTACGGGCAGAACACGCAGCCGGACTCCGGCACCACCAGCTCCGGGTAGTGACTGGCAAGCCAGGCCTCCACGTCGGCCCTCGTCATACGGCGCTGTACGAGCGGGAACTCAGGCACAATCCACGGACTCCTGGCTTGCCATCTGTCCGCGATGTACCGGGCGCGGCTTTCCTCGTCGAAGGGGACGGCCCAACTGACACTCACCCGAAGACCGGACGGGACAGGTTCGACTGGCCCCAGTCCGAGGATTTCCTCCCGGATGACGGCCTCGGCCAAGTCGGCCTTGCTGGCCGCGCAAGCCGGGTGGTGGGAAGCAATGCCGAATCGGGACGGGCTCCACACCGGAATCGGGGGAGCCTCACCCGTACCCACGGCCTCGCCTAGCATGATGTCGCCGCGTCGCAAGACAGGAATTCCGCCCAAAGCCTCGATGGCCTCCAGATGCTCGTAGAGAGCCTCCGGTTCCTCGCCTGTATCGGCGAATACCGCTGCATCGAACCGGGGAACCTCCCGGGACGAGGCCATCAGATACAGAGCCGTGCCCGGAGGCCCGCCTCCCAGGAGCAGCACGCGAAGCCTTTTCCTGGCCATCTGTAGGAGCCTCCCGCTCTAGATCACGGCTGAAAAGCCTGCCCGGCAGGCTCTCCGCGCCTTCTCGTTCAGCCAGACTACCTCCGTCCGGGGCGACTCACGGACAGCGGCCCCCGTGCCAATCATCCTCGTTCCACGGCGCCGGACAGCCGCGAAGCAACCCGTCTGGAACCGGACGGAGGCCCACTTCGCAGCCTCCAGACGGCTGGCGACGCAGTTGTCATAGCCTGACAGCACCACGGCTCCCTTGCAGGAGAGCAGAACTTCCATCAGATCATCGTAGTGGGCCTCGTCGGCCTCGTACTTGTACACCTTCTTGTCCTTCCGCGTCGCAGGATGATAGGGCGGATCCACGTAGAACACGGCTTCCGGGTTGTCCCAGTAACGGATGCACTTCAGCGCATCCACGCAGTCAATCTGCACGGCCAGCAGCCGTTTGTGCCAGTCCTCCAGCATGGACAGGCGCATCATCCACTTGTTGGTGACGACTGAAACTCCGCCATTCGCTGTAAAAGCCCGCCCCCACCCGCCGGGGCTGTTTCCTACGCCGGAGAAGCCTTGATTTTGTTTGACAAAGAAGGCCCAGGCCCGATCCAGCGGCGAGGCGTCCGGCTTGCCGAGGATCTCCAAGGCCCGGAGGAACTCGGCCCGGCTGTACAACGTGTGACGGATACGATGGGAGAGTATGCGGAAGGTTCCCTCGTCCTGGAGGCACCGGAACAGGTTGACCACGTCCCCGTCCAGGTCGTTCAGCACCTCGACGGGGGCCGGAGGGCGGTGCCAGAACAGGCTGGCCCCTCCGCAGTACGGCTCGCAGTAGGGCGCCCCTCCCTCCGGGACGATCTCCAGCAGCTTGTCCACCATGTTACCCTTGCCGCCGAACCACGTAATGGGGGATTGCAGGCTCTCCGTCCCTACCATCCGGCCTCCTGCGGCCACATCAGGCCGATCACCTCGCCGAACACGTCCTCCCGTCCGGTGAACCTCCCGATCTCTTCGGCCAGGTAGCTGTTTCCCCGCGAGAGCAGCCTGATTACGGCCTTGCGGAATTCCGGGTTCTGGATTGTCACCCCTTCCATGAGCCATCCTCCTAGGGGCGGATGCGGCTGACGTCGTCCAAGGATTGCTGGATCAAGTCCTGGACGCGCTGGATCATCTGGGTCACGAGAAGGGCCATGTCCCCCATGCAGCGCACCGCGGTGGATTGGCTCACATTGCCAGCCGAAGCCTGATCCCGGACGGCGTCCATTGCCACGGACATGATGCGCACGTGGGCCGCCAACGTATGGGCCTTGAGCAGCCTGTCCGTGGCCTGGGCGCGGAAGTCAACGGATTGCATTGCCAGCCTCCGCATAATCCGGCACGTGCGACTGCCGGATCTCGTGACGGGTAGCCCGGTAGCGCACCAGGGCGGCATCGGCTGCCCGGGCCATGCTGACAGCCACCATGGCGACATGATAGAGCAAGTCCACCCCGCGCTCGGCAAGGGAGCGCTGGCGGTGTATTTGATGCAGGATGGCCGCGAAGACCACGGCCAGCAAGATACAGGCCAAGAGCCAGTCCATGACAGGTTCCTCCCGATTCTTCAGTCCCCGGACAAGGGAGCGCCGCCGAGCAGGGTCTCGGCCCTGCGTCCCTGGTACACGGCCAGCACCCTCCCGCTTGCCTCCATGATGCGGAGGACGGACGGCGAGCCGTTGCGCCTGGCTATGTATACATAGCCTATTCCTCCATCCGGCTCCATCCACCAGTGGGACACCTCGCTTCCGCGTCGCATGAAGTTGCGCCGGGCCGTCTCCAGCCAGTTGTCCGGGATGCGCCCGGCGCGGGCCAGCCTGCTCCTCAGACGCTCAACCTCTGGATGAGAGGACAGCCAGCCAGTAGTCACGGTCTGCCTCCACGACAGGACGGAGCCAGTCTCGCAGCTCCACGTTGCCTGGCAGCATGATAGTGGCAGGTGGGCGGACGACGCGCTTCACCTGGAGCAGGCCTCCAAATCCGACCA